GCAGCTAATCCTGTGACGGGTGATGTTGCGAAGAAATATGATGTCAATGCAGTTAAACAATCTCTTAAAACTCTAGTGCTTACTAGATTCTATGAGCGTCCTTTTCAGCCGAAATTGGGGTCTCCCATATACGCATTATTGTTTGAAAATATCGATGTTATTACAGCCAATAGATTGCAACTTGAACTTGAAATATTGATTAACAAATATGAACCAAGAGTTAGAGCGCAAGACATAGAGGTTGTTCCTGAATATGATACAAATGCTTTTTCGGTGAACATCACTTTTTATGTCTTTGGTATCGAAGGTCCTTTTAATTTTTCAACTATTCTAAGAAGAAGCAGATAATATGGCTCAATTAAATGTTACCGAATTAGATTTTTTTGGCATTAGAGAAAATCTAAAGACATATCTACAAAGTCAAAGCGAGTTTGCGGACTATAACTTTGATGGATCTGGTCTGTCGGTTTTAATTGACATTCTTGCATACAATACTCACTACAACGCTACTCTGGCGCACCTTCTTGCAAACGAAATGTTTATCGACAGCGCGGTAAAAAGATCATCTGTTGTTTCGATTTCAAAGTCTCTTGGATATAATCCTCGCTCAATCCGCTCCGCTAGAGTTGATGCCACCATTACTATAACTCCGCCGCCCTCTTATACATCAAGCGTGGCGACTATAAGTAAAAATATAGGATTTAGAGGAGTTGGGTCAGATGGTGTTACGTATACATTTTATCCTGAAGACGATATTACTGCGACAAAAGCAGACGGAACTTTCATATTCGTTACAACTCTAGTCGAAGGCGTAAGAACCAATAACTTCTTTACTGTTACAGCCGATACGGAATCAGGACCATTCGAACTTTTAAATAAAAATGTCGATACTTCTACTATAACATGTAAAGTCCAAACATCGTCATCTGAATTAGAGGTACAAACTTTTGTTCAAGATCAGAACATCGTTTCTCTCACAGAAACCACACGAGCATTCTTTGTCGAAGAAAATGCAAATGGATTAGTTGAAGTTCGTTTTGGTGATAACGTCTTAGGTAAAAAATTAACAACTGGTAATATTGTTACCTTAGATTATCTCGTAAGCGGCGGCGCGGGTGCTAATAATATTACAGCATTATCAGCGAAGTCTGCAATTCTTGGAACAGGGGAAACAATTTCTGTTTCGAGCGCAGCATCATATGGCGGCGCCGCAGCACAGTCAACTGATTCCATTCGTTATATTGCACCGAAATTCAACGCCACAAAGAATAGAGCGGTGACTGCCGAAGACTACATGGCACTGATAGAGAGTCAATATAGCAACATCAATTCAATAACAGTCTGGGGTGGAGAAGATAACGATCCTCCTATCTATGGTAAAGTTTTCGTTTCTATTGAGCCTCTGCCCGATAGCGTTATCACGGAATCAGACAAGTCATCTATTGCACGAGATATTCTAAAGCCTAGAGGTGTTGTCGGAATTCAACCTGTATTTGTTGATCCCACATATCTGTATGTGAGCTTTAATATAACCGCAAGATATTTAAAAAATAATACATCGGTATCGGCTTCTGTTATTCAGAATACCATGAGCGAATACTTGGCAAGTTATTTTGTAAATACTACAGCAAAAGTAAAAAAGAGCTTTTACTATTCAGAATTGTTGGAATTATTAAGTTCTGTTTCACCGTCTATCTATGCTACAAATATAGAAATGAATCTACATAGAGCGTATGAACCATTTACTGGCGAAAACAATAGAATTTCATTTTCATATAACGCGACAATTGCTCCTAATAGTGTCAGGTCAAATCTTTTTACCACAATACTACCATCAGGTAAACAAGTAACATGCTATCTACGAGATAGTTATGCAGAAGATGATACGCTACCAGGTGCATTAGATTTGTATGATGATACCGATGTTCTGATATCTTCTACAGTAGGAACAATTGACTATAGAGCAGGTAAAATCTTGATACCGAGTTTGTTTATCAATAGCATTTCTGGTAGTGATCTTTATCTCAGAATTTACGTCAAGCCACAAGGTTCATCGCCCGACATTATTATGGCGCCAGTAAATGAGGATATATCTTATACATTTGCGACAACACCGTTTGCAAACAAGAGTTTAGTTCTAGCACAAGACACTTCTACTATCTCAGGCACGGGAAATTATATCTCAGGCACAACAATCAATATAATCGGAACTTAATACATGTCGGATTTCAAAAATTCTCTGGCATATTTGATTGCAAATCAAGTCCCAGATTATATCAGAGCAGAATTCCCACAATTCGTTCTTTTTCTAGAAAAATACTATGAGTTTCTAGATCAGGACGGAGAGGCTAATAATGTTCTATTGAATGCCAGCTCTTTTTCCGATGTCAATAATACACTTGATGCTTTTATTCCGTCGTTTCGTGAACAATATTTACAGATGTTTCCGAAAGATTCGCTCATCACGGATCGCCGCCTTATAAAATTCATTAGAGAGTTTTATGAAGCAAAAGGTTCAGAAGAAAGCATTCTGTTCATATTCAGAGCTTTCTTCAACGAGCATGTTGATATCATCTACCCATCAACGTATGTATTAAAAGCATCCGATGGTGTTTGGATTAATCGTGAAAAAATGCGTATCACAACAGATGATACTATTTCACTAAATCCTTTTAATCTAAAGGGTAAAAGAGCCAAGATTTATTCTTATATTAATATTGGTAGTGTTGCCGCATTTGAAACACATAATATCACAGTCGATGAAGTAACTAGGTTAGCATATTCTACTGTTCCTACTTATGAACTTTATGTTAAACATGAAGAGAATGATACTATAACTCTTCCTGGTGCCGGTGCAAGTGCTAGACCTCTTGTTGTCGGTGGCCAAATTAAGGCCTTAACTGGGGACCCCGAGGTTCACGCTAGAGTTTTTGATCCTGGTATCAACTCTCTAATCTATGTATCGGATTCATCTGCATACTTTGCAGAAGATTATTTAGAAACAACCGATTCAGCGGTAAATCTCGCATACGCCAGAATTTACATTCCAGACCATGGATTTACAACGGGCGATTGTGTAATTTATGATCCCATGGAAGGATCCGCAATCGGTGGATTAATTCCATACAGACAATATTATGTTAAAGTAATCGATAGCAGATATTTCTACTTATATCGTGACCGAATTGCGTTACAGCAAGTCCCAAGAAATATTTTTGCCAGAAGCAGTAATGTAAACGTTTCGGCTAATACTATAACCTTACCGGAACATGGCCTTATTACGGGCGATATGGTGGTGTATCGTGCAGATTCCACCGCAATCGGAGGATTAAATGATCGCCAGGTTTATTACGTTATTAAAATCAATAATGACACAATCAAACTTGCCGTATCTTTACTCGACAGTGACCCCAGATATTGCTTAGATGATACTTATTTTGCAGAGGACTACGTAACACTTTCTGCTTATAATGAAATTAATATAACCAGCCAGGGCGTTGGTAATTATCACGCATTCACCAAAGAATACTTTATCAATTTTACCTCCGTAGGTACTGGCGCAGAACAGCGTTTCATTGATGCAATGGATGCATCTGGCAGTGGCTACAATGCAATTCCACAAGTTACATTTATTTCCGATGTTGGAGGCACTGGAGCAACCGCACAGGCATATTTAAATGGTACAGGTGGTGTCGAATATGTTTCGATGTTAACAGGTGGCACAGGATATACAGAAGAATCTACTATCGTAGCGTTTAACACGGATGCAATACGTTCTTTTGTTTATATTGATGGGCTTGCTAATAAGTATGGTTATGTTTCTCGTAGCATCACCGATACGGTAGGTATTGTTAGCGTTTCAGGTACACCGAATTACGGCTTCTTACAGGGTGAAGTATACTCCATTTCCGAGAGTGGGTCTTCCGGTCAATATGTATATAATTTTCCTGATACATCTTTAAATTATTTTGCTGGTGATTATGTCAGATATGGCGTGGATAACAGAGCAAGTGTTATTATCGACGCCGTTGATGCACAAGGAAAACCGACAAAGGTAAGAATTTTCTCAACCGGCAGCGGATTTGAAGGTCAGACATTCACCGCTACAATAACGTCCTCGTCTGGATCAAATTGCGTCCTACGTTTCACTACAGGCGCAATAACTTCAATTCAAGAAGGATTCCAGAATCGTCAAGGTATGTTGTCGGATGTCAATAAACTCCAAGACAATTACTATTACCAGAATTATTCTTATGTTCTTCGTTCTAAGGTACCATCTGTCAACTGGATGACAATGGTTAAAAATACTGTTCACCCAGCTGGTATGGCAGTATTCAGCGAACTATTAGTTCGTAGCACATTAGAACTGGGTGCGTCATTTGAAGTTGCTCGTCAACCAATTCACTTCTACGAATTCCCTGTTGAAAATCTTCACGCGATTGAGTCTGTCGGCTTAGATTATGACATCGCAGTAGAGTTTATGAAGATATTTGATGATGCATGTCTTGCTACAGAAGAACATGTGTCTCATGTCGGCAAGACTTTATCTGATACAGGTAACGGCTTCGGTGAACTTGTCATCAATGATGTAGGTAAGAGTGTAGTAGATACTCCAATTACGAGCGATATTATTGATACTATTGATGTCAGTAAAACTTTGCTTGATGTGCCACTTGCCACAGATGATATCTATTTCGGTTTCCTGAGAAATATCAGTGAATCTTATATTGCGTCTGATAGTTCGATATCGGACTTCTACAAATATGAAACAGATATTATTCTATCTACTATTGATACCGCATCCATCCAAGCGGGTAAAGGACTAACAGAAACAGTGGCTTCGGGTGATAGTATACCATATATGGTAATCACCAAGGTTATCAACGAAACTGTGACGGCAACCGAAACCATCAATTCTATTGACGCCACACATACAATTCCAAATGATGATCCTAGAATCACGGATGTTTTAGAAAATTCATTTACAAAAATAGTAACCGATGGCGTTTCTATCTCGGATAACAATTCGCTTTCTGTAAATAAAGCATCTAGTGACAGTTTGCCCAATGGTGTCAATGAGAACATCGAAATTATTGAACCCGGCAAGGCTGCCCAGTCCACGCTTCATACTATGGAAGACGTAACATCTAGTATTAACAAAAATCTAGTAGAAACTTCCACAATAAGCGAAACTGGCAATATAAATACACAAGACTACTGGTCATACGATTACACTTCTGGCGCTTATGAAGCAGGCGATTACGTTGGAAGTAACAATTCGATTTAACACAAGAAGAAGGTATAATACTCATGAGAAATAAGGATTTTCTTTCAGCTAAGGGTAAGCTGTCTATCGTTCTAAATGATACAGCTGGTAACCTTAAGCAAGAACTTAATGTAACCAACCTCGTTGTTGATACAGGTCTAGACTACATCGCTTCACGCATGAAGGACACCACCCAAACTGCAATGTCACACATGGCAATCGGCGACGGCACGAATGATCCAGCGGCTGGCGACACAGGTCTACAAAATCAATTAGGTCGCGTCTCACTCACTTCTACAACTGTCACTGACAATTCTGTAGAATACGTTGCAACGTTCCCTGCTGGCACAGGCACCGGCGCAGTTACAGAAGCAGGCATTTTCAATGCTTCTTCGGGTGGCACAATGCTTTGCCGCACCGAGTTTGCAGTCATCAACAAGGCTGCAGGTGACTCGATGACAATCACTTGGACTGTCACTGTAGAATAATAGGTAATAAACTGTGGCTCTATTGCTAAGAACACTGGCTAGAAATGAACTAGCAAGAAGTTTCTATCGTGACGTAGTTAACGAGAACGACTTCTTTTATTTCTTCGTGGGTAAAACCACGGAATGGCCAGTTGTTGGCACCCCAGAAACCCCACTCGATACGGAGTCTTATAACAGTCAAACACATAGAAATATGATGTTTGTAAAACGTGTCCGCAGACCGGACGCAGTTATGATGATTCGTCGTATCGATTGGGTTGCTGGCACCGTTTATGATCATTATGATGATGTTGATGATATATCAACAAAAGATTTTTATGTTCTCACGAATGACATGAGAGTATATAAATGTTTGAATAACAATGGTGGTGCACCGAGTTACAATAAACCTAATAGCACAGACGTAACAAATGCTTTCATACTTCCAGACGGTTATGTGTGGAAATACATGTTCCGGGTAGAAGCATCTGACCAATTAAAGTTTCTTACTCCCGATTTTATTCCTGTTAATAAGATGGCAGGTGTGGGTGTTCCGTTATACGACATCAACGGCAACATTGATGATATTACTGTAACATCTGGCGGAACAGGATATGATCCAGAAGATTTACCAACAATTCTTATTCATGGCGACGGCGTAGGCGCGACGGCAGTGGCTGTAGTTACCGATGACGAAATTACAGACATTACTATCACCAACGCAGGCAGTGGATATTCATTTGCGTATATTGAAATTGTAGATAATGAAACCGGTGTGGGTGCTACCGCAGAAGTATCTTTAGGTAGTGTCCCAGTTTCCTTAGTCCAAGAAAGTATCGAAGCGGCTGCAGTTCCAGGAACTGTAGATAGAATTAATCTATTAGAAATTGGACAGAATTATTCTTCTGGTGACGTTCTAGTTACTATAACAGGTGATGGAACTGGCGCGGAAGCAGTAGCATTTGTAAACGAATTGGGCAGAATTGACCGCGTTGATATTACAAATCCGGGCACTGGATATACTTTTGCGGAAGTGTCATTCAACAATATTCTCGGCTTTGGTTCAGGTGCAACAGCAACAGCTACCATTTCGCCGTATTATGGTCATGGCGCAAATCCAGTAAAAGAACTATATGCTAAAACAGTATGTTTTTCAGTCAATTTGACAAATGATACGTCCGATTATTTTTACAATAACGATTATCGTCAACTTGGTATTGTTAAAAATCCATTAGATGATGAAATGGACAATTTTATGGCAGATACTGGCACCACCTGCTATGTAATTACAGTTGATGATACTACTGCATATTCAAACGACGATCCTATTTCGACAAACGGTGGCGGAAGATTTATTGTTGCTCAGATTAAGGAAGCTACAGATCAAATATATCTTCTTCCTGTAATTCCTGTTATTGCAGAGAATTCTGTTTTAACAAATAATAGAACAGACGTTACTGGATTGACTATAAATAGTCTAACTAGTCCTGATGTTATTAATACGACTGGCGAGATTCTTTATATTGAAAATCGTCTGCCTATTAATAGACAAGCAGATCAAGTAGAAAAGATTAGAACAGTTATTAACTTTTAAGAGAGAAGTTACACATGGCCTTGGACTTAAATGCACCCCCGTATTATGATGATGCTGCGGATGCGATTGCAAACAATTACAATAGAATTCTGTTCAAGCCGGGTTATGCTGTTCAGGCAAGAGAACTAACACAACTTCAATCTATCCTTCAGGATCAGGTTGGAAAATTTGGTAATCATGTTTTTAAAAATGGCTCAGTAGTTGCTGGTTGCGACTTCAAACTCGACACTGCACGAGATTTTATTAAAGTTCTTGATGAAGATGCATCTGGAATTTTGATTGAAGATTTTGAGGCATATATTGGTGCTAAAGTAATTGGTTTAACATCATCAATTCAAGCCGAAATTATTCATGCGATTGCTGGTTCAGAAGCCGACTCGCCAAATCTTAATACGCTTTATTTAAGATATCTCACTGGCGATGGATCCACAGATGCAGTCCACTTTTCTCCCGGTGAAACAATTCGTGTCGTAGAATCCGAAGTTTTAGGTCAAGTTCCTGATACGTTTGTAGTGGATGATAGCTTCGAGGAAGGCAATTATTATTTTGGTCGAGGCTCATTCGTAACTCTAGATAATGGTATTATTTTTCTAGATGGTAAGTTTCTTCCTTTTACTAAAACTACACTCGAACTGCTAAAATACAATGCATATCCTTCATGTCGTATAGGATTTGAAATCGCAGAGAGTATTATTACTCACGAGACGGACCCAAATCTTCTAGACCCCGCACAAGGCACATTTAACTATGACGCGCCGGGTGCAGACAGATATGTGACCACAGCAAGTTTGGTAAAATATAACTTAGATGAAACTGTCAGCGACGATTTTACAGAATATCTAATGATCGTAAACGGCAAATTAAACACTGCCATGACAGAAGATAGAATCTACGCGGACTTGGGTCGCAATCTAGCAAAGCGCACATTTGACGAATCTGGTAACTACACGGTAAAAGCGTTTCCTATTTTAATTAAAGAACATCTAGACACCGGCACCAATGGTGGTCTGTTACCTTACAATGCAGAAAATCCAGCTGCGGGTGGTGATGAGACACTACTTGCCATTGGTATTGAAGCAGGTAAAGCATACGTTAGTGGTTATGCATATGAAACTAGACAAACAGAATATCTTTTTGTTCCCAAGGGTAAAACCACAAACGTTGTCCAAGAAGTGGCAATTTCGACGGCATTTGGTAGCTATATTCTAGTTGACAACTTCTGCGGTAACTGGGATATTGCCGCTGGTGATACAGTATCTCTTCGTGGTACCGCAGCAAATGCAATTGGTACTTCTGGCTCACCGACAGGTGGAGCACAATCTGCTACTGGTGCACCGGGTTCACAGATTGGTACTGCTAGAGTTAGATATATCGTCCACGAAAATGGTACGCCAGGTGTATATAATACATCATATCGTATGTACCTGTATGATATTCAAATGACCTCGTCATATAACTTTGAAGATGTTAAAGGTGTATACTATGATACAACAGCGGACGGTCACGCAAACGTTGTTCTAGTAGATGGTAAGGCGTATATTTACGAAAGTAAGTTCAGCAACTTACTATTCAAATTGCCTACCAGAGCATTGAAGACTCTCAAGCCATCTGGTTCGCCAGATAATGCTTTTCAATACACAAAACAATTTGACGATACTATCGATACTAATAATACTATCACATTTTCTGTAAGCAGTCCTGAAAGTTTCCCCTTTACAGTGGGAACTCTAACAAACACAGAAATTCTGAATAACATTATTGTTACTACAAAAGCCGCATGTAAAATCGATGGTGATACATATGAAATCGGCTCGGTATTAGATTTACAGTCAACTGCTAGTGTAACAGTAACGAATACCGGTTCACAAATCACAGTTACTTTCCCCGGTTCTATCACTGATACTAGTGATAATCCAACGTCTGTCAACGTCCGCATTCACTGTAAGGTTAATGTTGCTGATGCAAATAACGTAAGAAAAGTTCTCAACGAAAATGTCGTGGTAGTTCTGGATACTGAGGATAGCGGCAACACAACCGGCACTTATAACCTCGGTGCATCGGATGGTTATAGACTTGTCTCAGTTAAGATGGGCGACTTCGATGCCGAAGGGGGCCCGGCAGCTATTCAGGCGTCCGGTTCCGATGTAACCGCCCTGTTTAATTTTGATAACGGACAACGTGACAATTTTTATGCTAATGCTAGAATTGTTAAGAAACCGGGTGTAAGTCTTGATCTTGAAGATAAGATGCTAGTTGTAACTTTCGACTATTTCACACATGGTGGTAGTCCAACGACAGCATACAACTTCTATACCGTGGATTCATATAATGTAGATGATGAGACAAACGCAGCTGGCACAATTCGCACAGAAGAGATTCCAATTTATACGTCAACAACTTCGGGTGTCACATATGACCTTCGTGACACTCTGGACTTCCGTCCTCGTTGGGACGACACTATAACGTTTACAACAAATCCTGCCTTAGCAAACGTTAATCCAGACGTAGGTAATTCACCTAGTGGACCGAACAACGGAGCCATTATTACTCCTGTTCCGACAGAACAGTTTATTGTGGATCTTGAATACTATCTAGGACGTAAAGATCGCATCATCATGGACGACGAAGGAGTCTTCTCTTCTGTATATGGTGTATCTTCACTATCTCCAGTTGAGCCACTTGAGCCAGACAATGCGCTATCTATTGCGGTCGTAAACATTCCGCCCTATCCATCGCTGGCGCCAAATGTGGCCAAAGCGGTTGGCAGACCCGACTATGGTATTAAGTATAAAGCGATTGATAATCGTCGCTATACTATGCGCGATATCGGTCAATTAGAACAGCGTTTAAATCGTCTTGAATATTATACATCACTAAATCTTTTAGAAAAATCTGCTAGTGATTTATCCATCACGGATACTAGCGGATTAGATCGTTTCAAGAATGGTATTCTAGTTGATGCATTCACTGGACATAACGTAGGTAATGTTTTAAGTAATGAGTATCATATTGCGATTGATCCAGTTGCAAAAGAAATGCGCCCATTCTTCTTCATGGAAAATGCCGATTTACAATATAATACGGTTTCATCTACAAACATCACCAAAACAGGTGACTTATTGACACTACCTTATACCGAAGTGCCAATGGTGAGACAACTATTTGCATCGAAATTTAGAAACTGCGTAGGCGAACTTCTGTTCACATATGTCGGTGAGATGCAGTTGGATCCTCCAGTGGACAACTGGACAGATACATCGACTTTACCCGATATCGCAGCAAACTTTGATGGTAACTACGATGCGTGGGAAACTCTAGCAGATGCATGGGGCACACAGTGGGAAAATTGGCAAGATGTTGGCACAGGTAGAGTAGCAGTAGATACTCAAGCCGCCGCTGGTAATACCGCGATACGAGGCGATACTCTTTTCCAAGAAGATATTGCTATCGTAACGACTACTACAGAACAGCGCCAATCCCGTCAAGGCATTCAACTTACCGTAACTCCAGAGACACAGAGTCAACGTATTGGTGCTAGAGTAACCAATACATCGATTATTCCATTCATGCGTTCTATTGTTGTGACCTTTTCTGCAACAAGAATGAAGCCGGGAACCAGAGTGTATCCGTTCTTCGATGGTGTGTCAGTTGCGGAACATTGTAGACCGCTATCTGGTATTGTTAGTGGCGCAGCAAATTCTGTTTTAAATAGTGCTAATGCGGGTACCTATGGCGCCCCATTGATAACAAACGCAAATGGCGAATGTTTTGGTCAATTCAGAATTCCGGCAGGGACTTTCCGTGTAGGAGAAAAGCTATTCCGACTGGCAGATGATGTTCAGAATAGAGCAAAATTCGTCACGACTTCGGCTTCTATGGCTTTCTCTGCAAACGGGTTATCACAGTCGGTACAAGATACGGTGGTGTCTACTCGTGTGGCAAATGTGGCTACAAATACGATATTTGATTCCAGAACAACAACGGAATCAAATACTACTGTAAATCGCTTAGGTGAGAGGGCGGTTGGGGTTGTTCAAAATACAACTATCAACAATACTTTTACCACAATTAATGATATTACAAATGTTACTGAAGTCACTCAAGTAACAAACGTTGTTAATAACACCAACGTAACTCAGGTAACTAATAATATCACGGAAGTCACGGAAGTCACACAAGTTCAGGCACCAGATCCTGCGCCACCACCGGTTCTAGATTTACCAGACTTTCCTGAGTTTAATTTCGACCTTAATGGACTCGATCTTGGTTTCTTTAATACCACGTTTTTCGGTGGCATAGACCCTATCGCACAGACATTCTTCGTATCTGATATGCCATTTGGTTGTTATGTAACGTCATTGGACATCTTCTTTAAAAAGAAGTCTACTACAAATTCCATCACTTTACAATTACGTGAAGTTGTTAATGGATATCCAGGAAATAGAGTTATTCCATTCGGCGAAGTTACGCTCAATCAAGATGCTGTTGAGATTGATGCGGAGAATGCGGCAACCTCCACGAAGTTTAGCTTCCCATCTCCTGTGTATTTGCAGAATAACACCGAATATTGCTTTGTTCTGTTGCCAGCAGGTAACGATCCTAACTATGAAATCTGGGTATCTGAATTGGGTGAAAACCAACTCAATACAACTACTCGTATTTCAGAGCAGCCAAACACTGGTGTTCTATTCACATCTGCAAATAATAGAACCTGGACTGCGTTCCAAGCAGAAGACATTAAGTTTTTATTGAACCGAGCGGACTTCGAAGTCGGAACAACCGGCAATGTCATTCTAGAAACGCTTGATATTGATTACGCTAAATTCGATTCATTCTTTGGCTCGGCATTTGCTTCTGGTGACCGAATTCACGGATTCTCGTTTGATATTGTTGATGGTGGCTCTGGTTACACAAATACCAACGGTACTCCTATTAGTCGCAATCTCAGCGGCGGCGGTGGTACTGGTGCAACTGTGGATGTGACTATTGAGGGTGGAGCAGTTACCGGTGTGGTTGTTACTAATCCAGGATCTGGATATACAGGCAATCCTACATTGACACTTACTGGTGGTACTACTGGTGCAGACATAGATGTCACACTTAATGTTGGTTATGTCCATAACTATGACAGCTTATATAACGTGAGTAAAATTCTTGTCGATAGAGGTGCGTTTGCTGCCGAAGATGTAGTCGGTAACGGAACATCATATGGCGAAATAGTAGAACTTGAAGATAAGGTTCTTAATGCCCTTGGCGCAAACATTGGCTATCTGAATCATACTCCATGTCAACTGATTTGGGCATACTCGGCTACGACGAATGTTGGTTCGGAAACACAAGCGTCATCATCTTATGTCAATTTTGTTCCAGATAAAACAACGGAACTGACATTTGATGCAGCAATTCGTTCATATTCAAACGAACAGGCTGACCTTGATGGGGACAAGTCATTCAAGATACAGCTAGGAATGTCTACCCAAACATCTACTGTTTCGCCAGTAGTTGATCTTAGAAAATGTTCTATGGTAGTTGTGGCAAATGATATCAATAACGATGCAACTGACGAAGATATTGGTATCGGTGATGCGAGATCTAAGTATGTTTCTCGCCAAGTTGTTCTTGATGACGGCCAAGAAGCAGAAGACCTTAAAGTATATCTAAGTCAGAAAATGCCAGCTGGAACCGATGTTAAGGTGTATGGTAAGTTCCTACATCAAAGCGACCCAGCAGCATTCGAAGATAAAGATTGGATTGAATTGGTAACCACTCCACCGACTGTTACTTCATCTAGCTTTGTCGAGTATTCTTATGATATTCCATCAACAGAATTGAATGGTGACGGCGTATTTGAGTATACAACCGATGGGGTAACTTACACGGGTTACAAAACTTTTGCAGTCAAGGTAGTTCTTCTTTCGGAAAAAACTAGTGTTGTTCCAAGATGTCGCGAACTTCGCGCAATAGCATTACAGGCATAACATGGTGGCTCAGAGATATCAGTTGGACGACACAACTAAATATGTCAGAGATGGTCATTCGAAAGCCATCATTTCTACAGACGTTGCTGGATTGACAGCATACAAGGCTAGAAAAAACAAAGAAAGAGAACAATCAAATCAGCTTCGACAATTTGAAAATGATATAAATAGTGTGAGACAAGAGATGTTAGATATCAAATTGTTGTTGCAACAAATCTTACAGAACCAAGGTAGATAGATATGGCCGATGTTTTACTTAGATCCGTAAAGGGGTCACCACTTACAAATACAGAAGTTGATAACAACTTCAACAATCTCAACACCGATAAGTATGAGGAAGGTGCCAATCCCACGTTTGGTAATCTCACTCTAACTGGTGATTTAAAGCCATCGATTGCCGCCACAGTATCGGCTGCTGGCACAAATCAGTCCGGAGCAACAGAACTTGCTGATGTTTATAATATTGTCACTACGGTGGCTTCTGGTGCAGGTGTAAAACTTCCTACCGCCGTCGCCTCTTTGACTTACACAGTTGTTAATACTACTGC